CATTTTGTGACTTTTAATCAGTAGGTCGTGGGTTCGACCCCCACAGCGCTCACCACTTAAGCCATTGAAATCATTGATATATTTCTAACGATCCCCAAAAAATTACCTTGCGTAAGAGTGCCCTAACGGGTGTCCCATGAGCAAAACTACAAATAAAATCAAATATTTGCATGCCGTGGACTGCCACAGCCCTGAAAAGACATGGTTTTTCGGGGGTTGGACCTGCTGACTGATATTCAGAATCCACATCACGCGATGTCACGGGGCGTCTGTTGCGTCAGCGCGACAGCTTCTGCCAGATTCTGAAAAGCCAAGGAATTTGGGTGCATAATTATCCCACGCGTAATTTTGCGCGGGATAACGAAAGGATTGGATGACAAGGCACAACATCGTCAGCGTTTCAGGCGGGAAAGACAGCACGGCATTGCTGCTGTTGGCCATCGAGCGAGATGCGGAAAATCTGCAGGCCGTATTTGCTGACACAGGACACGAGCATCCGCAGACCTACGAGTACATTCAGTATTTAAACGATACGGTGTTCCCAATCAAAACCGTGCAGAGAGACTTTGCAGACGACATAAAGCGAAAGCGCATGTTTATTGCTCGCGACCAACGGACAAGACGGGACAAGTTGGGCCGCAAAATCCGATGGAGTAACAAATCAAAACGCTTGGCGTTGAACGTCCTGTTCTCAACGGGAAATCCATTTCTGGATATGTGTCTGGTCCATGGCAGATTCCCAAGCACCAAGGTCCGTTTTTGCACGGACGAATTAAAGCGAAATCCGCTGATTGAGCAGGTTCAGATGCCGTTGATGGATGAAGGCGGCATTGTTTGGAGTTGGCAGGGCGTCAGGGCTGACGAAAGCCTAGCGCGCCGCGATCTGCCAGAATTGGAATGCGTCGGTGCTGGCGCAGACAGCGGAGAGCTGTGGAACTACAGACCAATTCTTCAATGGACGGTCGACGATGTGTTCGCCATGCACCGCAAGCACAACATTAAACCAAATCCGCTGTACAGCCAGGGCATGGGTCGTGTTGGGTGCATGCCTTGCATCAACACGCGCAAGGACGAACTGCTGGAAATTGGCAGAAGGTTTCCTGCTGAAATTGATCGTGTCTTTGCCTGGGAGAAATTGGTTTCGCAGGCCAGTAAGACGCATTCGGCCACATTTTTTTCGGCCAGCCGGTTGGGCGCTAAGTCAGCAGCAGAAGTGACACCCGAAAGACATGGCATTTGGTCGCATGTTGAATGGTCAAAGACCAGCCGAGGCGGCACCCAATACGATTTTTTGCGCGCTGATAATGACAACACGCCTACCTGTAGCAGCATCTATGGGCTGTGCGGCTAGCTGGCAGCGTGAAAAAAAGGGCGCCCTAATGGACGCCCTCTTTCTCCGGTTAGAACAGCCGCGAAATAACGGCGATCACCAAGGTCAAATGGTGCAGGTTGCACCCCAGGCCAAGGCGATACGACGCACCGCACGGCTGGCTGACTTCGAGGGTGAATGACACTATCATGTGCCCTCCATTCTCGCCGCACGGGGTCCCTCAATTGGGTGGGTGCCGGGCCATGCGTATGCCAGCTAGGGCGTTTCGGTTTTTAGTTACAGCCACCGTGGTGCCCATACTCCCGGCTGTTTCGCGTTGGGGAACATATGGTGACCGTGCGTCTGTTACACAAGGCTGTGCGGCAGGATTTTTATGCTCGTTCAGATAGCAATCTTATGCTATGCAACTTGCTTTTCAGGGTGCTCTAACGGGTGCCCCATGGTTGAAGTCTCAAAGGTTTTGGCGTTCAATGGGTTAGCAGTTAGGAGCCGATTTTGTTTTGGTTTTTCAATGTTCTAAAGCGTTTTCTTGGTAAAACGCGTGACAACCTGTGATGGCATCCGAACCGTCTTTTAATCAGTAGGTCGTGGGTTCGACCCCCACAGCGCTCACCAACTAAACCACTGAAATCACAGAGAAAAAAATGGCCCCGCGAAGGGGCCAAGTTTTGAAGGGTGCCCTAACGGGTGCCCTTTAGTCGGTGTTCACGCCTTTGCACCCAAAGTCCGTGCGCTTTCCCATTCCGTCACAGCTTGCGATGGATAGAGAACGCGACCGCCGATCTTGGTGTAGCGTGGGCCTTCGCCGGTGCTGCGCCAGTTCGCCAGTGTCCGAATGGTGATGGTCTGCTTGTAACGCGCAACCAGTTCGGATGGCGTCAGGTACTGCATAGCCGGCATTTCGGTAACCCCCTTGTCAAAAGACATTTACGCCTCCCGCCGTCACATTGCTTACGTATTCAGGCTGACCGTGGCCATTGGACTGTTGGCCATTGTCCACAGCATCCGCAGCTGAATTCAGCGCGGCAATAGCACTGGGCGTTTCTGTCGCACCAGCAGCCTTGCGACCTTCGTCGAATGCCGCTGCGGAAGCCTTCAGCTGTTCTTTGAAGTTATCGCCCAATGCCTTGCGGATATTGGCAGGCGTGGCCATCCATGCTGCCTGCAGAGCAGCCAAACCTTGCTCTGTCACGTTCAACAACAGACCGCGGTGGTGTTCGATGGCTGGATCTACTTGTTCGGCGCCGTCGACCCACTTGCGTAGCTGCTGGCCTTCTTTGACGCCGATGTAACCTTCGCCACGGCCAAGCACCGACTGCAGTTCGGCTGGGCACTTCAGCACGTCCTGGCTGTAGCCCTGGTTGTGCATCATCAAGCTGACGGTGGCTTCGTAACTGAAGTTCTTTTCTTGGATTGGCTGAATGCCGAGCTTGATCGGGTTTTTTGGGTCGGTGAAGTCGACTTTTTCGCGTGCGCGGGTGCAAGCAATGATGTGCGCTGGCGACTGCAGCATGTGCGTCATAAAGCGCTTATGCAAAGCCTTGGCACGTTTCCAGTCTGGGAAACGCGACTGGTTGGCGATCCATTCGCAGCCGCCTTCAGATTCCCATTCATGCGTCACGCTGTCGATGACGATAACTTCGGCACCGGCACGGCACGCAGCGTCGATGGCTTCGATGTAGCGGTCTGGGCTGAACGGCGCGTAGAAGTCCAGTTTGTTGAACTGAGCTTTGCCAGGCAGGATGTCGGCATACAGCGAACCGCGGCGGTTTTCGGTGTCGATCAGCACCACCTTGCTGGCGTCTTTGCCGGCCAGGCCGAACGCCAACTGCAGCGCGGTGTAGGTTTTGCCGGAGCCGGATGGACCCGACAACTGGATCAAGAGGCGTGCGCCTTGGCGCTTTGCTGGGATGATTTCAAATGACATTTTGAGCTTTCAAAGTTAGGCCGGTTGGCCGTTTTTAGGACAGGGGAAATTTGTGGCGCCGGCTGCAATCACGAACCGGTCGGCGCCTTGGTGGCGGCGTTCCGGCATCTTTTCGAGCAGCTGGCGCGTTAGGTCGCGGGCTTGGTTCAGCGTCACGTTTGGCGGTGGGCAGATCAGGACGCCCAGGTAGGCATCCCAAACGCCGGCCACATAACCGAGCGCCGCCATCTGTTCGAGGGCGTCGCCCTTCATGCGTTGCAGCAGCATATTGCCGTCGTAAAACTCAGCGTGCGCCGAGGTCGCGGACAGCATGGCCAAGGCCAACACCAAGTGCTTCATGCGGCGGCCTGTTTGTTGTCGTTGGCCGCAACAAGACCACCCCACTGCATGGCCATGGCGTCGGCAATGCCTTGGTAGGTTTCGCTGCGCAGTTTCCAACGGTCTGCGCTTGGCGGCATTTTGTGGATGCGCGCTTCACGGCCGGCGACGACATTGGTGGGAACCAACAGCGGCAAACCTTTCAGCCACAGGCAGGTGGCCTTCGTTTCGCCGTGACCGAACATCCATGGCTGGATCACCTGATCCGGTTTGCGCCACATGCTGGACATGACACAAACAGGGTTTTCGGTGGCCGTCATCGGAATGTGGGCCGTGCTGCGTTGCAGCTTCATAAAGAAACTGACCGCAGACTGCTGGCGGCCGTCCATGCGCTTCGCCGCAAAGTGGCGACTGCCAGACACACTGAGGTGCGTGCATGGCGGGTGCATGATGGCCAGATCCCACGGGTAGTCGATCACGTCGAACAGGTCGCCGTGGTAATGCGGCCCAGGTGTTTCGGTCGGCAGCAGGTCACACGACATGGCGTCATGGCCCAGCGCGAGGAACGCATCACGGACGCGTCCAGAGTATTCGCAGGCGACCAATACTTTCATGCCGCCACCTGCGCGTTGTCGTTGGCAGCCTTCAGTGCCCATGCAGGAACACCCAGCGGCGTCACGTCGGTGGTGTAACCTGGCCAGCGATCAGCGGCCGTGCAGTCGGCCAAGATGCGCAACAGCCGGCGATATTCGCGGCGGCCCATGTCCAGCATCGCTTCGTCTGCGAAGTAGAACGCGCAGGCATAGGGCGCCGACTTTTCAAACGCCGCGAACACGAACGCATCCGGTCGCTGGCCAGTGGCCTGTTCGATTCCGTCGACGTACCAGGCAGCCTGCACCCAGTAGCGGAAATTCCACGCCGACTTGGCAAAGCCTTCAGCGCTAGCGTCTTCGGTCGACTTCAGGTCCACGACAAGCGGCAGGCCAAGCAAGTCAGGACGGCACTTGCACAGCAGGCCGGTTTCTTTGTCTGTCCAGTATGCCGACAGTTCTGGCGTGCCGTTTTTAAACACCTTGCGCGCCGTTGGATGCTGGCGCACCTGCTGGCTGATGGCCTGGCACGTGGCGAAGTCGTCTGCGCTGATCAGATCCGCACCGGCAGCTTCGGCGTCAGCCACGAACTGTTCCCAGGTGGCTTTGCCATCCTTGGTGCGGCGGTCGACCTGTGGCGCGACCATGTGGCGCTTGGTGAATTCGTTGGGTTCCAGCACCGCGGTATGGATGGCCGTGCCCAGCTTCATCGCCGGCGTCGGTTCTTTGCGTTCGCGGTTCGGGTCGAGGTACTTGGACCAATAGTGCAGCGGCGAACGCGCAAGCACATCGAGGCCAGATTTAGAGATGCCAACGCCGCCGTGATAGTCGTCGTTCGAGATCCCAGAGTAGATTCCGGTTTTCATTTATTGCCTATCCTTTCAAAGTTCACGGAAGATCACCGTGGGTGCAGATTATTACCTGAAAAACAACCCAAAGATGCAGAACCGTGGATTATGATGCTATTCTGCAACAACTTTTAGCAATACTGAATCCAATGAAAAACAATGACTACTACTGGAAAGTCTGTGAAATCGCGGTCACCTGCCGCGTGAAACCCAATGACATCCTGAGAGAAGCAGGGATCAGCAACACCACGCTGCACCGCTGGAAAACCGGCGCCGCGCAGCCGACCACCCGCACCTGGGATCGTGTCATCGATGCAGCCCAACGCCTGAAAGCGAGGGCGCACGCATGAACTTCATCACCACATTACTGTCGGCCGCCTGCATTGCGTTGGCCATTGGCACATGGGCACGCATCGTCTGGTTCGGCTTCACGATGTGGGGGCCGATGTGACGCTGCGACCCTACCAAACCGAAGCCATCGAGCAGCTGCGCAACGCCTACCGCGAAGGCTACCGAGCGCCTATCCTTTGCGCGCCCACCGGCAGCGGAAAGACACACACAGCAGCCACCATCATCCGGTCGGCCGTGAGCCGTGGCCACACCGTCTGGTTCATGGCGCATCTACGCGAGATCCTGACGGCCACCAGCGCCAAGCTGACCACCGAAGGCATCGCCCACAGCTTCATCATGGCGAACCGGCAATGCGACCCATTCAGCCAGGTTCAGGTGGTGAGCGTGCAAACGGCAGCCCGTCGCCTTGGCATGCACCGCAAGCCGCACCTGATCGTGATCGACGAAGCCCACCTGGCCGTGGCCAGCACCTACCGCCAAGTGATCGAAGACTGCGGCAACCCGCTGCTGCTGCATCTGACCGCGACGCCGGTGCGCCTGGACGGCCGCGGCATGCGCGAGGTGGCCGACACCATCGTCCAGACGTGCGGCACGCAAGATCTGATCGACATGGGCATGCTGGTGCCCATTCGCTACTTCGCGCCCAGCACGCCCGATCTGACAGGCGTGGCCACCATCGCCGGCGACTATGCGCAAGGCCAGCTGGCCACAGCCATGAACAAACCCAAGATCACCGGCAACGCGGTGGACCACTACCGCAAGCTGGCGCACGGCCGGCCGACGGTGGTATTCTGCACATCGGTGAAGCACGCCGAAGACACGGCGGCCATGTTCAACGGCGCCGGCTACCGAGCCGTGGCCATCAGCGGCAGCAGCGACCAGACAGACCGTGACGCCGCCCTGGTGGACCTGGCAGCCGGTCGCATCGACGTGGTGGTGAACTGCCAGCTGTGGGTGGCCGGCGTAGACTGCCCAGCGGTCAGCTGCATCATCCTGCTGGCGCCCACCAAGTCCGTGACCAAGTACCTGCAAAGCGTTGGCCGCGGCCTGCGCCTGCACCCAGGCAAGGCCGACTGCATCGTGCTGGACCACGCCGGCAACGCGCTGAACCATGGCCTGCCAACCGAGCCACGCGAATGGTCGCTGGACGGCGCCAAGAAACGCAGCAAATCCGCCGATGCCGTCGAAGCGGTACGCCAGTGCGAACGCTGCTACTTCGTGTTCAAGCCGCAGGCTGAGTGCCCGAACTGCGGCCATGTCCACGTGGCCAAGCCCAAGGTGGTCGCACAAACCGACGGTGAGCTGGCAGAGATCACGGCCATCAAGCGCGAGAAACGCCAAGAGGTCGGCAAAGCACGCAGCATCGAGGATCTGAAGCGCATCGCAGAGGAACGCGGCTACAAAATCGGCTGGGTCTACCAGCAGCTGCGCATCAAAGGTTCAAGGATGCTGGGCCTATGACCTGCTACCCGCAATGCAACCACATGCGCGTGCTGATGCACGACGGCCGCGAAACCTGCACCTGGTCATCCGACTGGATGCTGGAATGCGAAGCCAGCGCCGTTCTGGCCATGCCATTGGCACGGCGCCGGCGATATTTGTGGGGCTACAACAACACTTACACAGGAAAATGGGTCAAAGGCATCAAAGAAATCCGCGGGGAAGCCGCATTGGCAGTTTTGCAAAATAGAATCACAGCCCTGTGGAACGCACGACAGCTTGAAAAAGGGGTACGCCCAGCCGGCGGTGGCGCGTAACACCGGCTGCTGGTGACGGCGAAACTCCTTTCGCGTCGTGCGCCAGCTGACACCACGGAAAGACGTGGATTTTTTAATCAACCATTGAAGGACCATTAAATGGCAATCACGAAAAAATACGACATCGCAGTCAAAACCGGCAGCTACCAAGACGGCCAGGGCCAGACCAAAAACCGATACATGAACATCGGCGCGGTCATGCAAGGCGACAACGGCCCGTTCATCCTGCTGGACCCCATGGTCAACCTGGCAGCCGCACCACGCGAACCAGGCAAAGACCGTGTGATCTGTTCGTTGTTCGAACCACGCGCAGCTGATGGCCAGGCGCAAGCCGCCGCACCACGCCAGGCACCTGCACAGCGCCCAGCGCCTGCACAGCAGCCGATGGACGACGACATCCCGTTCTAAGGTTCACGGGGGAAAGCTGGGGCAATTCCGCCCAGCTACAGTTCAGTGAGTACCCCACCAACACCATGAGCAAAGCAAACGACATTCAGGTCGCAGGCGACCACTACAAGTCAAAGGCCATTCAGCCTTGGGACTACATCGTCAGCAATGACCTTGGTTATCTGGAAGGCAACGTCGTCAAGTACGTGAGCCGCTGGCGTGACAAGGGTGGCATCGACGATCTGCGCAAGGCGCAGCACTACCTGGCCAAGCTGATCGAAGTGAACACACCGACATGAGCGAAGCCGCCATCCAGCAGCAGATCCGGCTTGCGTTATCGCAGGCCGGTTCTGTCATGCACCGCAACAACGTCGGCGCCTACAAGGACCCAAAGACCGGACGGTTCATTCAGTACGGCGTTGGCAACCCAGGCGGCAGCGATTTGATTGGCTGGACGCCTGTGGTCATCACGCCCGACATGGTGGGCCGCAAGGTGGCAGTGTTCACCGCCTGCGAAGTAAAGACGGCCAACGGCAGGCCAACAGAACACCAGGTCAACTTCATCGCGCAAGTATTGAAAGCCGGCGGAATGGCAGGAATTGCACGATCACCTGCTGATGCTGTTGCGATTACGCAACAACTACGGGTTAATACTGATTAGAAACCCAAATTCTTTGGCATAATACGGTCCATGGGCAGCACGGTGCAGCCCAACAACGAGAGGACCGAACCATGATCAACAACACCACCCGCAAATACCCACGCACATTGCAAGAAGCCTACCCAAACACCGTTCACGCCGTCGAAGCCCGCCAGCGCTGGGAATGGATGGAAGGCCACCGATCAGACCGCGCTGCACAGTCTGAATACTGGGTCCACATGACGCTGGCGTTCGCTGCCGGTTTCTTGGTTTGCCACCTGTGGGGCTGAACATGCCAATCATGGACCCAAACCTGCGCGCTGACATCGACCACATCGTGGCCAAGCTGCTGCAACAAGAAACCAGCCACATGATCAACAAACTACACCTGGCGCGCATGCTGAAAGACGCAGCCTGCGCTGGCGTGCTGTCTGGCTTTACGGCCGGCACTAAGGCCGAGCGCAAGCGCCACCAACAACAAACTGAAAGCAACACATGAAAGAAAAATTCTTTGGCATGGTCGGATTCATATTCGACGCCATCAAGGTCATCGCCGCGCTGGTGGTGGTGTTCTTTGCTTTGGTCATCGCTGTGGCGATCTACAGAGTGGGCACCGTATGACCAACGCATTCGACATTAAAAACCCGATCTACAAGATCGACACCAAGGGCATGGACCGCGATGCCATGAACGCACGCACACAGTCTGGCGTCGTCAACAAGAAACGCAAAGACGGCGTGCAGATGGCCATGGTGGACGAACGCAGCCTGGCGCCCAAGGCGTTCTACTACTTCAGCAAGGCAGGTGCGAAATGACCCAACGCGAAAACACAATCGCCGCCATCTGGCTGGTGTTCGCGTTCTGCGCTGGCATTTTCGTCGGCGTGTTCATGGCCACCATTGCGCGGGGCTGTTTATGACCCGCAAGCGTAGCAAGTACCGCCCACGCGGCGTGATCGTGGACACCATGGCGCACGTGTCGGTCGGCCTGAAGCCACTGGCAGAGATCGACGACGCGCTAGTGATCCTACGCATCCGAAACCACGACGCGCTGGCATCCATCGCCCAGGGCAAAGGCACACGCGGTGACATCGACACCGTGGTGGCCGCACTGAACATGGCCGAAGCGCTGACCCTGCAAAACGTCGGTGAAGCCTACCGAGCGCAGATCCGCGAAGGCCAGGACGCGCTGAAGGCAATGGCCAGACGCGGCGTCGAGCTTGGCGACAAGTTCATCTGCAACGGCCCAGAGCTGACAGCAATCAACTGGGGCATGGAGATCCACGACGCACAGTTGGAAGCCGTGAACGTCAAACAACTGGAAACGGCCATCAAGAAGGTGGCCAACATCGTGAAATCTGGGGGAGCAAGGAGAATATGAAAGACCCATACGCAACCGAACAAGAAAGTAGCGCCGTGCTGTTTGAAGACACGCGCACACCCGCGCAAAAGAAACTGGACAAGATGCTGGAAGAACGTGGCGCTTGGGAAATGGGCCAAAACCATTTCACTGTGCTGTACCAGATCGCCACTGAATTGATCGAGGGGGCAGCATGAGACACGGCGACGGCGGAAAACAATCAGATCCACGCCCATTCAGCGTGGACACCAGCACATTCGCAGACAACTGGGAACGAACGTTCGGCAAGAAAAACCTGCCCGTCACAATGGAGCCTGACGAAGACGACGACGACGAGATCTGCAGCGGTTGCAGCGGTTCCGGCGAAGGTATGTACGACGGGTCCAGCTGCCGCAAGTGCCACGGCAGCGGTGTCGAGCCTGTCGAGAAAGACGACGATGTATGAAAACGATCATCGCGGCTGGTGCGGCGTGGCCATCACCAAACAAACCACGGCCACCACGCATTCGCATCCGACGACCACGTCCGGTCACATACGCCAAACGGCAACCAATCACCGAAGTCGACTACTTGCGCGAAGCGCGGGAACAGATCGCGGAAATGAAACGAAAGAGAGCTGGGAAATGACAACCCAATTAGACAGCACCGGCACAGCAGCCGTGGACCACAACTACTTTTGGCAGCCAATCGACACATGCCCACGCGGCGTCAAGGTCCAGCTGCTGGGTCGTGGTGGCGTGGCGCTTTATGGCCAGTTCAATGGCAAAGAGAATTTTTATACGCACTGGGCACCACTGCCAAAGCTGCGCAAGGGGCAAGCATGACAGAAGACACACGTTCACTTTTGACCCTGCTGGGTCTGATCTTTGCCAGCGGTGCGCTGACCGTCGGCGTGCTGCTGGCTTGGTGTTTGAGGGGCACGAAATGACACTGCAAGAACTGATCACCGACCTGAAGGCGGCCGGCGCCAACGACAACACGCTGCACCTGGCGCTGAACTGCTACGAGCTGGGCAAGGGGCATGGCGTCGATGCCGAGTGGGTAGCGCGACGCACTAAGCACGCCGTCGAGCAGGAACGCGAGGCGTGCGCGATTGTGTGTGATGGTGCACATCCAAACACACTGCCTTCAATGCTTGGTATGCAGATCCGCGCAAGGGGGCAGCAATGAATACAGAACTGTCTTACATCTTGGCGCTGTTTGTCTCAGAGCCTTGGAACGGCGGATGGCTTGTATGGAAAAAGCCGCACTACAGAGCGCGTGCAGTCGTATGCTTTGACCGTTGTTTGGTGGCCGCGGCCAATGCGAAGGGCACAGCATGACATCGCATGAATTTGTCCGCGCACAGGCGGTGCTGAAGATGAAAAACCGTGATCTGGAAGGCATCTTCGGCGTCAGCGACCAGACCATCATCAACTGGCGCAAGGGCTACACTAAAGTGCCAGGCGCAGTGGCTTGGGCGATTCGGTCACTGCTGAAGCAGGTAAAAACGGAGTTATGATTTACACGCAGACAGGCTTTGCAGCGCGGCCTGTCTGTTTTCAATGTAGCGCGCAACCAAGGTTCGTATGTCATCCGAAGATCTTTCCCCAGCATCATTGCCATTTCAGTCGCGCATCCGCGACATGGCCAACAAACCCACCCAGCAAGAAGTCGCGCACATCGTCCACGAATACGTAGACCTGGCCAAGCGCATCCTGCTGGAACATCGTGTCCGTGACTTCACAGCTGCCGAGGTCGTCGCACTGGCGGCCATCATGGAAGCCCGCGACAGACAGCTGCGCTACACCACCGTCGTGGGGTCAGACAAATGACCAACCACATCGAACAATTACGCGACGCGATGGCTGCAGCTGGTCTGCACACACACGACGACATCATCGACGACGGCAAGATCCACCGCGTCCAGCTTGAAGGCGACAAGCCACGCACGAACAACGGCTGGTATGTCCTGCACGGTGACGGCGTGCCGGCCGGCGCGTTCGGCAGCTGGAAACACGACATCAGCGGCAGCTGGTGCGGCAAGTCAGAACAAGAATTCACACCCGACGAACGGCGCCAATACGCCCAGCGCATGGAAGAAACCAAGCGTCAACGCGAAGCCGAGCAAGAGCAGATCCGCGCAGAGGCACGCAAACGTGCAGCGTCGATCTGGGAAGCATCACTACCGGCGAACGACAACCACCCATACCTGGTGCGCAAGCAGATCAAGTCGTTCGGCCTGCGCGAGAGCCGCGGCAGCCTGGTGCTGCCCGTCACATCACCAGACGGCGTCATGCAGTCGCTGCAGTTCATCGACGCCGATGGCAACAAACTGTTCCTAAAAGGCGGCATGAAGCGCGGCTGCTACTACAAGATCGGCGGCGCACCCGTCGACCGCGTCATCGTGGCCGAGGGCTACGCGACCGGCGCAAGCCTGCACATGGCGCACGACTGCCCAGTGGCCGTGGCGTTCGACGCCGGCAACCTGCAACCGGTCTGTGATGCCATTCGCAAGCGCCTGCCAGCGCACATCGCCATCGAGATCTGGGCGGACAACGACGTCAACACCAAAGGCAACCCAGGCGTGACCAAGGCCACCAAGGCAGCCGAATCAGTCGGCGCCAAGGTGGTCGTGCCCGACATTGCCGGCGACTGGAACGACGTGGCTGTGGCCGACGGCATCGAGGCTGTGCGCGACGTGGTGGTGGCCAATGACAACAGCGTGATGGACATGACACTGCCAGATCGTGGCGCCCGCGGGAAACCGCTGTCGACCATCAACAACCTGCACGTGATCCTGCAGCGCCTTGGCATCACTGTGCGCTACAACGTCATCAGGAAAGAAGAAGAACTGACCATCCCAGGCGCCAGCTTCAGCGTCGACAACCAAGCCAACGCAAGCCTGGCGTGGATCATGTCCGAGTGCGCCAAGTTCAACTACCCGACCGACAAGGTGGGCGATTTCCTGACGTTCCTGGCCGACCAGAACCTATACAACCCAGCCATCCAATACGTGACCAGCAAGCCATGGGATGGCCAGCCAAGGCTGCAGGACTTTTACAAGACGATCACAGCCAAGGGCGACACGCAGGCCCTTAAAGAAACCCTGATCAAGCGCTGGATGCTGTCAGCCATTGCCGCGGCATTCAGGCCAGAGGGCGCAAGCGCACACGGCGTGCTGGTGCTGCAGGGTGACCAGTACCTGGGCAAGACCAAGTGGTTCAAGTCGCTGGTGCCAGACAGCACCCGACTGGCGCAGGACGGCATGATGCTGCGACCAGATGACAAGGACAGCGTGAAGCAAGCCTGTTCGTTCTGGCTGGTGGAGCTGGGCGAACTGGATGCCACGTTCCGCAAGTCGGACATCGCCGCACTTAAAGCGTTCTTGACCCGTGACCGCGACGTCCTGCGTCGAGCCTACGCCCGCAAGGAAAGCGAATACGCACGGCGCACCGTGTTCTTTGCCAGCGTGAACCCGCGTGAATTCCTGCACGACCCGACCGGCAACCGACGCTACTGGACCATCGAGTGCGAACACATCGACCACAGCCACAATCTGGACATGCAACAGGTTTGGGCCGAGGTGTACGAGCTGTTCAAGCAAGGCGAAGGCTGGTTCCTGCTGCCAGAGGAAATGGACGCACTGAACCACCACAACAGCGATTTCGAGGTGCGCGACCCAATCGAAGACCGGATCAACAGCCAACTGGACTGGGCCGCACCGACTGAATTCTGGATCTGGAAGTCAGCCACCGATGTGCTGCTGGCCATCGGCATGGAGCGACCAAGCAAAGCCGACGTGACACATTGCGGCTACATCCTGCGCAAGATGAACGGCAACAAGGCCAAGCGAACCGGCAGCACCAGGCAGCTTTTGGTCCCGCCGAAATACTTACAGGGGCACGATCAGCCGTTTTAGTGACACCTATGACACCTACGATTTGTAGGTGTCACTGGCTAACCCCGCATAAACACTGGCTTTATGACACCTATGACACCTATGACACCTTTTATATATGATAGGAATACAAGAGGGGAAAAGGGCGCACGCGTAAACACCTGCGCTATATGGAAATCGGTGTCATGGTGTCACTAGGTGTCACAGGTGTCACTGATCAAAGTTAGTGGTCACTAACATTCACGGAAAACACATCAGCGCCAATTCCAACCTGGCGCTATCATTCAAACCATGCAGATCACAGTCGAATCCAACATCAAGGCCATACTGCCAAAGCTGGAACAGTTCACCAGCAGGCAGGCCCCATTCGCCATTGCCAAGGCCCTTACCAACACAGCCATGGCGGTGCGCAAGGAAATGAACGCAGCCACGACCACATCGTTCGACAGGCCCAATGCGTTCACACGCAGCGCGTTCGTGTTCCAGAAAGCAGAGCGCCGCAACCTGACGGCATTCGTGTTCGCCAAGGACATCCAGGCCCGATACCTGAAGTTCGAAGTGCAAGGCGGTGGCCGACGCATCAAGGGCTTCGAAAAGAAGTTCGAGGCCATGGCCAGCAAGGTCAGTGGTGTGCGTGCGCAAGCCTTGGTGCCCACAGGCAACATCAAGCGCGACAGCTTTGGTGGTGTGAGCCTTGCACAGATCAAGCGGATCACAGCAGACCTGAACACAAGCGGCAAGGCTGGTCGGTACTTCATTGGCCAGCCCAAAGGGTCAGGCCGCAGCCCAGGCATCTACGCCCGCGTCAACAACAACAAACGCATCGAAGCACTGATGGTCTTTGCACAGCAGCCACAGTACAGAAAGCGCTTCGACATGACATCCATCGGCGGCAAGGTAGTCAGCGCACAGTTCGAACGGAACCTGCGCGATGCGTGGGCCTATGCACTGAAGACTGCGCGATGATGTGTTGTTTCTACACCACAGAAAAACGCGGGTCCCTTTTGAGGGGGTGGGTGTCGTGGGT